CCTATTGCTTCTGATATTTTTTGAGCTGTTGATTTTCCTGCTTCTTCTGCAGCCATACTTTCTGCCGTTCTTGGTGTAAAAGTATTACTACTTCCTGTTCCAGTTCCTACTAATGGTAATTGTGCAGCAGTTGAGATAAATGGGTTAAATGAATTTGTGCTTGAAGTACTGCCCCCGCCCCCTACACTATTTGCTCTTGCTATTCTTTCTTGTGATGAAGACGTTATTCCTTGAATTGTTTGTCCCCCTCTGAATTGTGATTCTCCTCTTGCTCTTTCTGCAGCCAAATCTACTCCTCTTTCTCCTGCTAGTCTTTCAAAAGCAGTCATCGGCGCTGCTGAAGGTGTTGAACTTCCGCCACTACTTTTACTACTTCCACTACGTGAACTTCCGCCCGTTCTAGAACTATACCTTGCTGCTCTTGCCTTATTTCTGCTAGACCAACTCCAACGACTCATTTTTTATGCCTCATGGCAAAATCTAGCTTTAGACAATAACAGAATGCTATTATCGCTGTGCTTAATGCTCCAATGCAAATATTTAAACTTCCGCAGCAGTCTCCCATCATGCTTTGCCCTCTAGTTCTTCAGTTGTGTCGTTTTCTTGTTCTGCTTGTTCTATTGGTTCTTCTTCTACTGTGTCTGTTTCTGTTGGAGTATCGCTAATTGCTTCGTTTTGTAAACTTGCAGGGAATGTTAATTTAATTTCTAAGTTAAGTTGTGCCAGAACTTGTTCTTCAATATATAACTGTTCTGCTTTAACGCTTTGTTCGTATGATAAATAAACTATCTTACCGCTAGCGTCGGTAAATTCTTTTGCATTACCTACTATAATTTGTGGTACGTTTACGGCTTGGAAGAAATAATCATTTAATTGGTTAATCCAGTTAAGAGGATTTAGACTTGCATTTGTTGCAGTTGAAATTAGTTCTGGTACTACTGCACCTTTTGGTACGTACATATTTTCGCCATTGGCTCTTGCTGCGTCATTCTTTTCTTTAAATTTTGCGATTCTTGATTCGTCGTCTGTGTCTAAATGAAATACCCAAAGTGGGTCTATGTTTCTATGTAGAACTCGTTTCCAGTCAGTCATAGCTTCATTTCGCATTATAATTATATTTTCTACTGCAGGAATTACGCTAATACCATGAATTTCGTCTGCAATTCTATCTCTGCTTAAATGAAATATTTTTTCTGGTTCGTATCGTTTATTTTTTTGTCCTTTTATTTTACTTGTCTGCTCGTATCTTATTACCATTCCTTTAGAATCTTGTACTATTACTATGCTGCTTGGATCTAATGGTTTTAGATTTATTATTAAACCATCTTTATTTGTTATAATTTCAGCAAATGAATCTCCGTCAATAGTTTTTACTTTAATTGCGTTTTTTAGAATTGAGTTAAATGTATCTTTTCCGTTTCCTTTGATAGTCATTAAAAGTAGTAATGTTGTTTCTTGTGCTTCGATTCCTGCGCCTATAGTCCAGTTTGCTTTGGTATCGATTGCAGTTTTTAGTTCTGGTACTGTTTTATAATATCCTAAATGTTGGTTCCATGTTGTAGTTTGCCAACGTGTTTCGCCGTTTCCTGTTGCTCCATCTGTATTTGCTGCAGCTATAGAAAAGTCAGTCATTTCTCCTGTTAGGTTTGAAGCTTCTGCGCTTCCTATGTTTGTGTCTGGCATTTTATTTTATTCTCATTATCCAAATAACATTCATATATTTTGGTTCTGCTCCTGTTGAGGTTTTAGTTCCGATGTTGTGATTGTGTAGGTTTTTTGCGACATAGATTCCGACGCCGGGTTGTACGCTTGATCTGTAGTTATTGTTGACTGTGTATCCACTTATCTGATGTGTATGGTTAGTTGAACCACCAGTTCCACCACTTGCTACTGCACCTCTTAAATAAGTGCTTACATTTAAATTTGGAATTGTTTTTCCGTCTAGCGGGCTGTCTCCGTCTGATAAGACTTGACCGTTGCATTCTACATAGTTTGGCAATAGAGGCGGAGCTGTAGTGAATAAGTCTTCGTGATATGCTACTATTGCCCCGATTGGGATTATTCCTATTCCGACATCTTTCCATATTATCTGGTTTACTATTGGTGCTGCTACTCCTTCGCCTGCTGCGTCTGAAGCTGGAAATAATCCAGATTTGATAATTCCAAAGTCTAAAACCATTTGTCTTGACTCAATTCTTTTTCTGCTGATGGGATTTGACCTTCCCTTCTTAATTCAAAGGTATTTACTAGTCCTAGTCTGATTGCTGCTTCTCCCATGTCCATTCCTCTTGAAATTACATTTCCCAATAATCTTCCGTATTTTTCGACTCTGTTTTTGGGATTAATTTTAATCTGTACTTTTTCCCCTAATATTTGACCTCTTAGCCAGTCTCGTGCTACTTCTCCCCCTGCATTCATTTCTGGGGCGTCAATTTCTGCTAATCTCAAAGGGAAATCAAAATCTCTGAAGTTTGTTCTTAATGTTATTGTGTCTCCGTCATGAACTCGCACTACTTCCGCTTCAAAGTCTTCTTTTATTTGTTTGTGTGGTGATGTTAGTTCTAATGATTCTAATTTGCTGTTTGGTAATTCTGGATATTTTTTATAGTCATGTTCTTCCATTATGCACCAGTTATAAAATCCTGTGTCTTTTTGTCCCTAAGTATTGATAAATTACGTAATGCTATATCTCTTAATACGTTTATCATGTCTTCTGCTTCAATTCTCGAGGTGAATCCGCTCATGTCCCATATAATGCCTTCTATTGCGCATAAACAGGAAGCTGTATCAATTAAAATCCCTCTTACTTTTGAGTCGATGGCTGTAGCCGTGTCGTAAGCGACCCAGTCGAATCTGGTGGTGCAGCTGATAAATCCTTCAATATCAACAACTATCGTATCGAACCAGCCTGCTGCTTTCACAGTTGCGCTGGCTGAAGTCCCAACTCTTAAAAGAATGTTTGCGTCTTTTGCGAATTGTCCTGCGTCTGCCATTTTATATAGTATGTATGTTGAAGTATTTAAATCTTGTTAATATATATAGAGGTTTAGTCCTCTTTCTTTGATACACCAGCAAGCTCTGACTAGGGCTTCGGTTAAGTGTGAATAGTTCCCGAACAGTTTTAGGTTCTTATCTGCTGTATATTCGAATGTAATTGACTTCATACTCTTTAGTAGTTTTAGGTCAGAGATCAGTTCTATTTGTTTTGTCTCCATTAGCATTAAGGCGTTGCTGTATAGGTCTTCTTTCAGTATTCCTTTCTTCTTCTCTTGTCCTTGAATTTCTACTCTCTTTGAAGCATTGTTTAATCCTAGTACTTTCCTGCCTAATCTTTCTAATAAAATATCGGTGACGCCGCCCCCTACTCCTGCGTCATCGATAAATATTTTGGCGAAATCCCATAGGGAATCTAATGTTTGAATTCTTCCTATTGTGTCTGTTGTGCTTACTCTGTCAGTTACTAAGCATTTCACTATCTTTAGTTTTTTTCCGGATAGTTCGCAGATTACGAATCCATTCTCGTCTCCGCCATATCTGGCGATGTCTACGCCCAGATAAAACTTTGAGTTTGCCATCCTTTCTGTATCTTTGTTCCATTCTATAAACGTCATCCTGTCTTTAATTAGTTGAGTTTGAAAGAATTGGTTCCATTCGTCGGTAAATTCTCCTTGATATTCTTGCCTGTACTGGGCTTTAGTCATACGTTGTTGCTCTTTCTTTAGGAAATCTTTAGGGATCCTTTTGCAGTCTTCACTACTTACGTGGAAACTTCTAAAGTCATCATCTGTAAACGAGTTATAGAAGTAACCCCCTTTTCCAAATGGAGTACTAAGTAAGATAATCCAACCAAAACCACGCACTTTTTTCGAGACCGCCAACATGGGTGTAACTGCGAGCCATACTGCTTCTGGGATATAGGCTGCTTCATCCGCAATAAGTAGGTCAATAGTGAAACCTCTAATAAAATGTCCTGTTCTCCCAGTTGGGAGACTATATATTCTACTTCCATTGTTTAGAATTATCTTTGACAGAGTTGGTTGCTCTGAATAAAGTTTTTTTCCCTCTTGTTCCTTTAAATCTATTATTCCTCTGACCTTTTCGAACAATAAACTAGATTGTCTTTGGCTTGCTGCTATGATTAGTGTGGTAGTTCCGGCGTTCTCTAGTGCGAATTTTACTGCTTTCGCTGATACTACTTCTGACTTTCCTACTTGTCTGCCTGTCCTTAGTGTTAAATGACCGTCATGTGCTAAGACTTCTTGTTGCCATTTGTCCCAATTCCATTTAATTTTTTCTTTCATTTTTTTTAAAAAAGTCAAATTCGTGGGGCTCGCCTGCTTGTCCCACTAATTTTAATTTTTTTTAGAGTTTTTTTGTAATAAAATTATCTCGACCCCTACACTCATACATATAGCTCCACTAATCAGATTCGATACATATGTAAACATACACACCGCCGAAGGCGGCACGCACACCCGAGCGAAGCGAGGGGGATAGTCGTACCTTTTCCCCCGAGCGTAGCGAGGGGGATAGACGTATGATTTGTTTTACCCTAACAGTTAATCAATCACTCGGGGTTGTTAGGGTCGAGTGACTATTCTGGCGCCTATCAAGCAGAACCACCATACAGTGGTTGCGCTTCC